GCAGATGTTATTGTAACATAATCACCGACTCCGTAGTTACCTATATAGAGTTTCCCATCAGTGTATGAGTTAAGCTGCCAATTTATACCGCTTCCTCCAACGCCTTGTAGAATTAGCCTACCACCATTTGAATCTGCAACATGAAGTTTAACTGTTGGAGAAGTAGTACCTATACCTATACTGCCTCCAAAGTAAGAGGTTCCACCCGCAGAATACAGGGCATAGTTTAAGGTTGAGCCATTAGTTTGGTTAGCGATGTATAATGCATAGTTATTTACTATACTTGCGCCAGGTAGTAATTCGTTATTAGCGATATATATACCATAGGCGTTGGTTGCTGCGTGTGATGCTTTAATACGAGCATTAGCAAGCAAACCATAGTTTGTCGTTCCGCTTAATTGCGGGTCTAAAAGAAGAGCATATTGGCTAGTGCCAGTAGTTAGGTCGCCCCCTACAAAGATACTAGAGTAGGTTTGGTCACTACCATTCACTCCGATTTGCAATCTTGAATCTGAGAATAGGGTACTAGTAAACTTTCCTGTTCCAGCTACGTGAAGAAGAGATGAAGGATTAGTAACCCCAATACCTACGTTGCCTCCGGAAGTAATACGTATACGTTCAGCATTACCGGTAGCAAATATTAATGGATTAGCTTCATAATGCCAAATATATCCTGTTTGATCTCCTCCTATACCAACAAACAGGCCGTCACTAGTAGTTGTACCTGTAGTACTATCTTGGTATAAATGATTAGCTCCAGTAGTACCTCTCACTCTTAATTGAGGTTGACCTGACTGGTAAACATCAAGAATTGCTAATGGACTAGTAGTACCAATACCTACGTTACCTGAACTAGAGATAAACATGCTATTAGAACCCCCTGTTTTGAAGACTAGGTTACCGTACGGACCTGTATCCCTATAGGTTGCTTCAATGGATTGTTCATCTCCATTTGAGTTTAACTTTAATATCCTATCGTTTGATGTACCACCGGCTTCTTGCAGGATTATACCTCCTACTGATCCTGCTTGCTTGAAGGTTGCAATTGCGTTTGAGGTTCCTGCTGGAAAATCAATACCTGTACCAACATCTAAACGATGGTATACGTTGGTGCTTCCACTAACTTCAAGTTTGTAATTTGGAGAAGTAGTACCAATACCTACGTTGCCGTCTTGTTGGAACCTAACTCGCTCAGTGCCTCCAGGAGCAAATACAAACTTGTTACCTGTTCCTCCCGAGTAATTTGAAACAAATGTTAGTGTGTTATCACCTGCTGAACTATGGTATATTTGGGAGTTTTGGTTTGCAATAGCGTTACCTAGTTGTATGCCTCCGTTATATCCTTCGTTAGTACTTACTTTTGATTGGAATATTGCCTGTACTGTGCTACTGTCTACTCCTTTTACATCTAAACTGCTAGATGGAGCGGTAGTGCCAATACCTAAATTACCATCCGAGTTAAGACGCATCTTTTCTTGGATGTCCCTTACCTCCCCGCCGGTTAGGTTATTGGTATAGAAGGCCATGTAGGTTCTCCATGTAGCACCTGTATCTTCCCTAGCTACAGATAAACCTCCTCCAATAGCATCTGATCCTCTAAGGATAAGAGAAGCACGGCTGTTAAGTCCACTGCTGTTAGATGAGATAATAACACTGCCTGTTAAAGTAGCTTGGTTAGTTATTGTAGCGTTATATAAACCGCCGATATGTACTACCTGAAGTTTGCCAGCAGGACTAGCCGTACCAATACCTACATTACCGTCGCTAGCAACTCGCATTACTTCAGCTGGGGTAGAGCCTGCTCTAAAAGCTACGTTGAGTCCTGAGAGTGTAGGGCCTGTTCCTGCTTGATCGTATACTGCTGCGGTAGAGTCTCCTGGGTTACTTGCGTTTCCGTTAAAGTTATAGTATGTGCTTGTGCGAATATTGCCAGTAACGTCGAGCTTTGCACCTGGGCTTGTACTTCCAATACCTACGTTACCGCCAGCTGCTATTCTTACTTTTTCAGCTGCTTCTTGGTAGAATGCATAGTAACCAGCTGCACTGCTGCCTGATGTACCAGCGTGGAACTCTATGCCAGCAAGATTATTCAAACCAATACCGTAAGATTCATTACCGCTCTTGTACAGGTAGAACTTCAACGACGTATTACCACCTACTGCATTTCTGTAGCTGTTGTCTAGCTGGATGGCTGTGGGAGTGGCTGTTGCCGAAGCTCCGCTTCCTCCTACTTGTAATAAAGAACCTGGGCTCGTAGTACCGATACCTACGCTGCCTGAATCATTAACGGTTACTCTAGTTGCTCCAGCAGTAGCATCGTATATTTCAAAATATGAGTTATTTAATACTTGATTTGGACCTAAACCCCAAGTTCTTGCTGTTGTTTTAAACCTTATGTTAGCATTAGCTCCTACTGTAGTTGATTCGATTAAAGGAATTGCAGCACTACCGTAAATGTGAAGAAGTTGAGATGGATTAGTAGTGCCAATACCTACATTTCCTCCATCCGTAAAAGTTACTCTTGTTGTTCCAGCGTTATTACTAAAATACAGATCTGGTGATCCAGCATTTGTTACACCTAGATAGTAGGCGTTCGCTCCTGTTCTTGAAATCCCTAAAGTATAAATTTCGTTACCTGTCTCTAAGTATGTTCTACCTCCAACTACGTTAAGTCTGGTAGCTGGATTGGTAGTACCAATACCTACATTGCCTGATGCTCGGAGCACCATGTTGGTTCTCCAGTTCCATGAACCACCCACACCCGGATTGTACAGTGCTCTTGTCTGTAAGAACATTGCACCTTCGGCGCTTGCGTTAGATGAATTATCTCCTGTTCCTAGGATACGGGCTTGAGCCCACATATTAGAACCGTCGGTGTTTGCTGGTACCGAGAATAGGAGTGCAGATCCTGTTCCTAATCCTCTATAAGCTCCAGTACCTACAAGATTCATTGTATCTGCTGGAGTAGCGTTATCTGTTCCGTAGTACTCTGTTTGAAGCGGACTGTTTACTTGCAGTTTTAGAGTCGGATTAGTAGTACCGATACCTACGTTACCTTCAATTATTAATCCATTTAATGGGGGTGTTGTAAAGTAATTAACACCTATAGTAGCACCTGCTCTTATGTGGGAGGTGTAATCGCTACCTGCTTTAACTACAAAAGCAAATCCTCCTGATTCTCCATCTACTCTTAATCCTTCGCTTCCAGCAGTAGTAGAAACAATAGTTAATTTAGCATCTGGGGCTGTATTACCAATACCAACTCTACTTCCACTATAGACCAATCCACTACCTGCAGCTAGGACTCCGTTATCGTTGTATACTACCTGGGTTGTAGAACCCGGAGCAGCAAAGGTACCAGAATATGAACCTGTAAATGAGGTTGCTATAATTCCCTTACCTGTAAAGTTGTACCATCCGTTTCCATCTCCAGAAGAGAAGTTTAAATTTCCAGATGCTGCTTTTACTGTCCAGCTTCTAACACCACTTTCATCAAATCCTAATCTATATCCTGACCCTATTTCAATACCAGGGTCTCCAGTGCCTCCTACATTCGTAGAGTTGATTATGGTTCCATTAACGTGAAGTTTAGTGGATGGAGTAGTAGTACCAATACCTACGTTACCTGTGTTTCCTATTACTAGTCTTTCAGTTCCGTTTTGACTGATTACAAGCCCGTAGATAAGTGCATTACCCGAGCGAGTCGCTGATATCATCCAATTGTCATCATACCAATTGAATTTAATTCCAGCTATGCTGGCACTTACTGTGTTTGTAGCGCTTACTGAATTGTATACAGAAGGATCTCCGATGAACTGTCCTACACTTCTAGTATCGCCGCTAGCTTGTTCTAGCTTTATAGCATTTGTAGTTAAACCAGCAGTACTGGTTGTAACAGTTGCAGCTCCTACTACTTGCAGTTTGGTGGATGGATTGGTAGTACCAATACCTACGTTACCTCCACCAGTAAACGTTACCGCAGTTGCATTTCCAGGTTGGAACTGAATCTCAGCATCACTGGCTAAGTTCAAGCCAGGAGTTCCAGTCATACCGATGTATGCTCTCTGTACTCCTAGGTCCCATAATTCAAAAGCACCTCCACCTCCGGCTGCTATTTTAACTGACCCTGTTACTAGGGTATCGCCGTTGACGTTAAGTTTAGCTATTGGATTAGTAGTACCAATACCTACATTGCCTGAGGATGATACATGAACGTGGTTGGTGGTTCCTGTCCTTAGCTGTACGACGTCATTTGCTTTCAAGAAGGCTGCAGAGCCCTGCAAAGCTAATTCTGAAGTAGTGCTGTACTTTAAGTACGTACCAGTAGTCTGATCTAAGGTTAGAGATGGGTTAGTAGTATCTCCGTAGATTACCGTACCGGTAGCCAGATTAACGCTACCGCTTATGTTTACCGATCCAGTAAAGTACTGATTATCAGAAGTCTGATCACCAAATTTATTACTACCGGTTGAGTAGATGATGGATGAGCTTATGTACTGAACGTAAAGTTCCTGTGCTGTTATAGCACCGGTTACCGTTAAGTTTCCATCTATATAGCCATTACCCCCGCTTACGTGGAGTTTGTAGCCCGGGTTGGTAATGCCAATACCTACGTTACCGTTCCCGTTAATCGCTAATTCATATCTAGAATCGGTATCATTTAAGATTCCGAATCCAGCATTACTGGTTCCTATTAGCTGGCTTGTGAGTCTGTATATCTTAGATCCAACTCCAGCAGAAGTCATTCTTATGGCTGTAGTGTTCGCTGATTGATATAGATCTAGGGTTGCAGCGGGATTGGTTGTCCCAATACCCATGTTTCCAGATGCATTAATCCTAAACTTTTCGGCTCCAGCCATAGTGAAGATTAAGTCTGCATTTGTATTGTTGTAGGAAGATGCTATATCCCAATAGTTATATGAATCGTGTTGCAGACGTATCTGTGATGTTCCTGGGGCAACAATGTGTAGTGGAGCTCCTGGGCTAGTAGTGCCTATACCTACACGCTTGTTGGTTGCATCTAGATACATGATGCTTGCAGCAGCTTGATCGCGGAAGTCAATAGAGGTTCCGCTATACGTAGCTACTACGTCTGTGTATATAACTCCTGTTACTGTAGTATTCCCTGAAACTACTAGCTTTTGGGTAGGATTAGTAGTACCAATACCTACGTTACCCGATGAACTAACGTACATCCGTGTGGATGATCCTACTACAAACTCTAAGGAAGTATCGTTTACTCCTCTAATACCCTGGGCGCTATTGCCCCATCTAATGTATTGTTCTGAGTCTATAAAGAGTGTACCGCTGTTTACGTAGGTTGAACCTACTACGTGGAGTTTGTAGAGCGGGTTGGTCGTACCGATACCTACGTTACCGCTACTCGCAATACGCATTACTTCGGAACCTCCTGATTCGGTTCTTAAAATGGTAACGCCATCTATAAAATTAGTACCTCCGTTAATCCATGTACTTCCATTTACATAAAGTCGATATCCAGAAGTTGATGTAGAATTAATTGCTATATTACCGTCTGAAGTAATACGCATTCTCTCAGACCCGCTGGTAGTGAAAGCTAGAGTATCTTCAGCAGCTCTGTACATCCCCAGTCCTAAGTCGTTATAGAATGCATACGAAGGGTATGTAGTGTTCCCAACAGCAGACCAGATTGCAGCTCCTCCAGTAGTTCTTTGGTAGAAATCACCATTACTATCAATCTGGAAGTTTGAACCTACAGTTTGAGTTCCTCTCACATAGAAAGCATCTGCAGAAGATGCAGTAGCAGCAAATGAGGCTGATACAGCATTGGTTGCAGTACCTGAGAATGAACCAGTGAATGAGGTTGCTGTTACAGTTCCTGTAAATGTAGCGTTTCCTGAATTTGCTATGCTTAAACCTGATGTTCCATCATCTGCTGTAAGGAGTACTCCATTACCATCTCTTGCAGAAAACTTTCTACTAGCTATAAGTAGTCCATTTGAAGTAGTTGAAATATTTCCTGCCGATGATATAGCTCCGGTTGTTGTAAGTGAGCCACTTATAATAGCGCTACCTGATATATCAAGCTTAGCTACTGGACTAGTAGTACCAATACCTACGTTACCGCCTGTCTGGTTGGTAAGTAGGATAATATCGCCTCCGGCAGTTGATGGATCGATATCAAGATCTGTTCCGTTATCAGCTAAGATTGTCGCTCCGTTACTTGCTAGATTCAGCACATGGCTAGTATCTGAACCTACTATTACGGTGTTTCCGGATGAGTATTGGATAAGCCGGCGGGCTGTTCCGGAAGCATCTTTGCTCTGTAGAGCCCAGTTATTTTCTAGAAGGATGTTGCCCGATACATGCAGTCTAGCAGTCGGAGTGCTGTTGCCAATTCCTACGTTACCTTCAATGTCGATAACCATTCTATTGGTTCTAGCATCTTGAAAAGATCCTGTACTCTCTGCTCTAAATGCGAGGACGTAATTAGCTCCGTTAAAGGCTTGCCCTACATAAGCTGTGTTGTAGACGGTTCCTGATCCGGTCCATCTGTGGAACTTAATACCGGCAGCATTGGTATATGCACCCCATGCTGCTATTTGTAATCCGATTGGACTAGTAGTGTAGTTATAGACCGTCTGTCCTACACTGATTGCATCATCAGAGGTTTGGATTGCTAACTTAGTACCTGGATTAGTAGTACCAATACCTACGTTACCTCCGGTTGTTACTGTTAGTTTAGCTGAAGCAAATCCGTCATCGGCAGATGCTAATTTGAATTTATTAGAATCTGCTTTATCCAATCCTAGTACCCAATCCTGATTACCTGTGTATAGAAAATGCTGTTCTACATTACCTGCTGTTGCTTCAAGGAAAGTTCGTAAGGATGTAGTGTTTGTACTAACTACTCTAAATGGTGATGAACCAGTTCCACCGTTTACGTCTAATTTATATCCAGGATTAGTAGTACCAATACCTACGTTACCTCCTGATTTGATTATCATTTGGTCTACGTTATTATGTCTAAATAACATATCCCCACCACTTGGTCTATTCAGGTAGAAACTGGTATTAGTTGCTGAGCTTAATAGATTGTAGTCTGTTGTATTTAAGTTTCCTGAAAGACTTATTCCTACCCAATCACCACCGAACCCGGTATTACCCATTCTAACTGATCCGCTACCCTCTCCAGCTACCGTAAGTCTAGAACCTGGACTAGTAATACCAATGCCGACGCTACCGTTTTGAAAATCAAAAGTACTTGCTCTAAAGGTAAGTGGTGTATATGCACTATCGGCATCATTAATTGAAGCGACTTCTAAATTAGTACCAGCGGATATTCTAAAGTTTTGATTTGTACTAGTTCTAACTTGTAGTTTAGACAAAGGACTAGCAGTACCAATACCTACACTCCCTCTCACATAGAAAGTATCAGCAGATGACGCTGTTACGGCCGATCTTGCGTTAGAAGCAGACTCAGCATAAGAGGCTGATACTGCCGTACTAGCAGTTGCAGGTACATTTAAAGCAAAGCTTGCTGTAACGGCAAAGGATGCTGTACTGGGAACCAGGGAAGCTGTACTCTGATAGAATACCTCATTGGTAGTTGCATTGTACCCCAATACACTAGTCTGCAGGCTCTGGGATATCGATTCCAGATAAGCGCTGCCGGATACTATAATGCCGTTCCTTACTACAAATTCATTAGCCATACTTTAAAATACTTTTAAAAGTCCTCTTACAATCCATCCCGGGGATGGTGCTGATACTATTAGTTGAACATTGCTACCGGAGTAGGAAGATGAAAACTGGATGTTGGCTGTAGAGCCTAGATCAATGGTTGAAACATCGTAACTAACCGGGTCCTGACTTCCATCCCATACAAAGTAGAAGTCTCCGGTTCTTATGTTTGAATTTTCCCTCACTATATACTCAAAGTGCCCGGCATTGCCAGCGGCAAATGGTATGGAGGTGATTATGTTGGTACCGGTTATAATGCTGTCATTCTGGAATACATCAAAGGAGACAGTGTTTAGTACGAAAGATGAACTGTACTGCCCACTAGCTAAAAGACTTGATGTAAGAATAAGATCCTTAGTGGTGAAGTTTCCTCTCCCCATAACATCCTCGAGGGTGTCCGAGGATGGAGCGTAGGATGCTGATGTGGCTGTACGAGCAAATCCTGCCGTATTGGCAAACGATGCTGTAATAGCAAAAGATCCGGTACCTAAGAAGTTAGAAGCTGTTACTGCTCCTGTGAAGTATACGCTACCCGTTGTTTGTGTGTTGGTAGTGACAATGCCCTGTACGGTAGCATCATCTCTTTTGAAGTATAACTTGCCATCAGCTGTGTTAATAGCCAATTCTCCCGCCTCTAAACTGGAGGTAGTCGGGATCTTGCCTGCTACAGCCGACCTTTTTAGCTTAATATTTTGAGCCATATGTATGGACCTATTTAACGGGTTGGTATATACCTAAAAGTCCTATGAAGGACTTATATAAATAGGTCAGAATAACCCCCCGTCAATGACTCTTGATGCTGTAAATACAGTTCCGGTCCACATTAGCATTGTATCTGCTTCCAAAGG